CGCTAGTAAAACTTGTTCTTCGACGTAGGTCTTAGCCGTTTGGCTTAGTAATTCGTTTTTTGAACGCGGGGATGTCATGATTTTACCAATCGAAGAACATCTAACTTTAAAAGAGTTCATAGGGCGTTAAGCATTTCTGTTTGTGACTCGGTTAAAGTGAAACTAGACGTTATCTTTTCTTTGGTTACTTTGCCGTCTACAATTGCTTTACACGCGTCTTGAAAGCGTTTGTTGTCAATAGCGGGTAATTTCTTTACTTGTTCGCCGCTCGCGTCCGTGTCTTTATCCGTGACAAGTGCGAGGGCAGCCGAGATGGCATACCTGCGGTAGTAGGTCACACCCGAACCAAACGCCTGGAAATCGTTCATGCCTTTAAGCGTTACGTGTGGTATTGCTACCTTACTTTCTAGGTTTTCGCCGCTTTCTACGTGGAAAATCATTGTTACAATGTAGTCGATACCTTCTTTAGTGTCTAGCATTTGCGTAAAGCCTAGCCCGTGTTTTTTTAGTAACGGGTTAATCTTGTCGAAAATTGCGGGTAAGTCGGCGTATGAATAACCGAACCCTTGCGTGCCTTTGTGAATTACAGGTACTTCTTGCTGAAAAGCCGCAAGCGCTTTAAATAAATTTTTCATGTTCTTTGTTTTTAATTGTTTTGATACGCGAATATAGTTATTATATTTCAATTCAAACTATTTTTTTTGCAATTCTTTAATTTTTTTTTTTGTAGGTGTGTATTATGTACTTCAATTCGTCGGGTGTGTACTTTCTCGTTTCGTGGGCTTTTTCGTGTAACTCTAGTAGACGTTCTGGGCCTATTCGCTTTTCAATGCCTATTTGATATTCCAAAAGGTTGCCGTGTTTATATCGGTTGCACGTTACGCATTGAGCGTGGACGTTGTCTTCATTAAAGGTAACGGCTTTGTGGCCGCCCATGCTGAAATAATGCCCCGCGTCGTACTTTTCTCCTAAAGAACCGCCGCAACTTACGCAAGGTTTGCCACGATCCCGAAGACGAATAAAAGTATTAAAGACCTTTTGCGCTTCTTTAAGCCAGTCTGTCGTCGTTTTAAGGTCGTTCTTTAGCTTTACTTTAGTCTTTTTCCATTGAGCCGTCTTTACTTCTTCTACAAAGGCTTTTATACATTCGTCTTTTAAACAGAATTTATGATTAAAGCGTATCGGTTCGAACTTTTCTTTACAATTTTTACAACGCATCGAATATGTTTTTTTGTATTCCTATTCCTTCTAATCTGCTCCATTGGCTAGCCATTGCGTCGGCTATTCCTTGAAATGTTTTACTTCTTAGCGTTCGTCTTTCTGCGGGTGTTTTAGCTTTTTGCAACGCTTCATAATACCAAAGCGCCTAGCGTTTCTTTTTACCCGTTTTTTTGTCGACCCATTCTTTCATTTCGCCTTTACCAACTATTTTAGTAGGTTTTAAATGAGGTAGATTTTTAAGCCATAAACAAGTGGACTTACTAGCTTCGTCGCCAAACTGCCAAGGGTGTACAATTTGGTCGGGTTCACGAATGTAACTAGAAATTACGCTTATAGGGTTTTCTATTGCAATGCGTTCAATTTTACAATCCATTAACCGGTGGACAAACTCTAAGCCATCCATTTGGTTTTTGTAGCGTTCTTCGTTTCTAGTTCCGTCTTTATTGTACATCCAACCCGCGCCGCTTACTGCTAAATAAGTGCATGGCGGGTGCGCAATCATTAAATCCCAACCTTTATCTATTACCTCAAATACGTCTTGTTGGTAATGCCATTCGGGGTGGCCACCGCTACACGGCAATAAGTCACAGCTAAACGCTTCGTGGCCTAATTTTCTAAAGGCCTTAGTTACTGCCTGGCTTTCTTCGCACGCTACAAGTACACGTAATTTTTTCATAATTCTACGTTTTTAAATTTTAGTTCGTTTTTCAGTTCGTCGTAGGCTACCCTTAATTGTGCGTTGCGTCTAGCTAGTTGGTTAAGTTCTCGGTTCAAACTTATTATTTCGTTTTGCATTTCGATTAAAACAAGCTCGGTTTTTAGTAATTGTTCTTCGCTGTCCTTACCGCCGTTAATGTAGTCCTTTGCGTCTGGTTTGTCCTTTTCGAGTTTTTCCCTTACGTTTTTAATTCGTTCTCGGACTACCCAAAGGGTGTTCTTAGCCCATAGTATTTTTAAGTCTAAATCCATTTTAAAAAAGTTTTAATATATTTCTGTTTAGGTCAATTTTCCATAGGTTAATGTCGTTACTAGCTTTAAAACCGACATGGTTTATTTTTCCCTTTTCCCAAACGCCGTATTTTTCAAAGCCTAGTTGCTGCCAAAATCGATTACTATCTAAATCGGTACGACAACGCAAAGTAAAACCAATACGACCGAACATTTCGCAAAATTCCCGACATACTTCTACTAAAGCCGTACCATAGTGTAACCGCCTAGCGTCGTTTCTTACAGCTATTTGCTGAATTTTAGCGTATCGGTAAGCGCTAACCGCTGGGGTAATTAAAACGTAGCCAACAGCGTCGTTATTAGCTTCGCAAATTAACACAACAAAATTGCGTTCACCACCCCAAACGTATTTTTCCCAAACGGACTTTTGAATAAAGCCCACCGCGTTGGCGTTTTCTTTTTGTAGCTTGTCAACTAGTAGCATGTCTTTTATTGTGCTAGTTCTTACGCTTATGTTTTTTATTTTGTCTTCGTACAAGACATTAATAAGTCCCGTGCTGCAATCGAATTTTCCTAGTTCCATTTTAAAAAGTGTTTAAGTTGCGTAATTTTTGGCTTGTCGAAATTATGCCATCGGTTATTGTTTTTTGTATGTCTTTTGGTCGGTGTTTTTGTAGTGGGTCTATTCCGTTAATTGTAAACCCTAAGCCGCTGTTAAAGTCGCAAACTACGGGGTAATCGATTTCGGTATGTTTACCGCCCGTTTCCATGTCTTTAACTTTCTCGACGTTTACCCAAGTCTTAAATTTGTATTCGGGGTGTTTAATTAGGCGGTGTATTACTAGCATATCATCGCATCGGTTCAAAAAGGCCTTACCACCCTCGATTCCGTCCTTTAAGGGGGCTTTAAGATGTCCCTTTAGTTCGCCCTCAGTATACAAATTTCCGCTTCGACCGCTTTCAGTATTCGGGTGCGTGTTTATGTAAATAGTCATCCCCGTACTATTGACAAATTGGCGGGCAGTATTCATGAATTCGTAATTACCAGCAAACGACATTTCTCGATCCAGGCCCGTGAATGGGTCTATAAGTCCTACTTTGCACCCGCTTTTCTCGAATAGCGCCAATATTTCTTGGGGTTTGTACAAATTCTTATTGTCGATAAAGGTAAAATATTGCTCTAAGTAAGCAACGTCGCCAGCAATTTGGGAATGGCTCAGCTTATTAAAGTGTTTGCCTCGGTACATTTGCACCATGTCGCGTAGTATTTGCCCCTTTTGGTTTTCACCCGACCAAATGCAAAAGGTAATGTCATGCTTTAATGCTAGGGTAAGAAAATACCAATTAATCCAGTACGTTTTTCCGACGTTGTCATGTCCTAGAATTATGTTTAGTTGCTTAGGTTTGAATTTTAGGTGGTCATCTAGTCCACAATCTAAGCCAAGCCCTTGTTTTATTTTTCCGTCCCTTACATCGAGTAAGTATTGCAGCGCGTCGCCTTGTTTGAGTAGCATCTTAATTGTTTTTTAGGTGTGCTAGTAATGCATCGCTTTCCGTTTTTATAGTTAGGTCGCTATACTTGTCTAATATGTCGGCCCTACTAAAGAATTGAGGCGTGCAATATTGGTAATTTGTTTCTTTATGGTATTTATTTACGGCGCAGTTTTTTATAGCGTTGTTTATTTGGTCTTTTTTATAGCCTTCTTTTAACCTAGCCATGTAGGACCGTCTTACGTCTTTGTTTATTACTTTAAAATTCCTACCAAAAGTTTTATTAATGAATAGAAGCAAAGCTTCGAAGTCTATATTATCTTCTTCTTTCTCTTTCTCTTTCTCTTTCTCTTTCTCTTGTACCGAAGGGGGTTGCGTACCCCCTTGCGTACCCCCTTGCATAGGGTCTACCAAAGGTGTGTTTGTTTTGTGTTCAAAGCCTTGTACTTGCAAGTCTATTGAATGTTTTTGACTAACGTAGGCAAAGTTTGCCATGCCGTTTAACTTGGGTTGCGTACCCGTAAATTGCCGAAGCATGAGGGCGTCGTAAAAAGATAGGCGGTCTTTGTCGCCTAACTGCATAGCTACGTCCCAGTAACTCCGATAAAATTTAAATGCTTTTCTTTCACTCATTTTACTGCCTTAAAATAAAAAACCCCTTTCAGTGTTCGCGAGGCAGCGCTACTAACCGAAAAGGGCTTCAATAATGTCTTACGTGGGTCTGCCTACCCCTACAAATATAACGTTTAACTCTCAATAAAGTTGCATTCGTTTGAAACTTTTTCGTAAACACCTAATTTAACACGGCGCCGAATACGTTTGAAATCTCGAATAGTCTTTGCCTCGATTATGTCCGTTTTTAAGTCCGCTTTTCTAGCGTTCTTTTGCTCTGGGAAAATTAACACGCTACCCGCTAGCTGTTCTTTAAGCTGAAACGTTTCGTTTTTGTAGTCTTCGTCGTTGTATCCCATTAAGTTGTCATGCGTTTTAATCCCGTGAATTATGCTCGCGTGGTGCTTACCGAATATTTCGCCAATTTGCGAAAGACTAAAGCCGCTAGTTCTAAGTTCGTTGTAAAGGAAGTAACGTTTGTAAATTAGTCCGCGATCCCTACGCTTATTTCTTAGGTCGTAGGCTTCGACAAGTTCGTGGATTATTGCTATTTTGTTTTTCATTTTGTTTCGTTTTTATAGTATTTTTCTAGTTCCTCGGCTATGTGCCATTCGTTAGCGTGCCACGGGTGTCCGTTGTTGTCCTCTACATAAACACGGGTTGTTTTTAGGTATTCGATAGGACTTAACCCAGCTTTTATAGCGTCTATTTTTTTATTGTGTAGTTCAGCAATAAATAACGCGGCTTGTTTTGCTTGTTCTCTTTTCATATTTCCGTTATTTTGAATTTGCCGTCGTTGTATCTGCCAGTCTCTAAGAAGTCCATTTTTTTGTAGTAAGCTAGTGACTTGCTAGTGAAAATCCATTCTTGCACTATTGCAAGCCCGACTTGGTATGTTAGTTTGTATCTCATAGTTTCTCGATTTCGTATTTTATTTCCATCCAATAAGCCATAGTAGAAAAGCCGTTAGTATTCATTGGGTTACTATGTGGATTTGAATTTATTATTTCATTAACTGCAATCAATGCGCTTCTCTTAGCTAATTCTCGCCAAAATACTAAAACATCTTCGCCAAGTTCATCATTATATTGCTCAGCTTTAATGCTTGTTTCTTCGTCTGTCCATTTGATTGAATCTGTTAACTTATAATATTTATCAATTAACTCTTTTACTTTTTCTTTTGGTGTCATAGTTCTTGCATTTTAATTTCACAAATTCGGTTATAAAGTCCTTCGTTAAAGTTGGTCCAAAATCTATTTCGCTGGTAGTGGCTAAACGCACCACCAATTATATTCGTCGTCGTTGTATTCTGTGACGTAGGAATCTTCGAACGTGTTAGCTTCGTAAAGTTCATTAAGGCGCTCGTCGCAAGCGCGGGTTTCTTTGATAGTAAGTCTTTCATCATATGTAATTTTAGTTATTTTATAATTTGCGTAAGCGTCGTAAATTTTGATTTCGTATTCTGCTAGGATTTCGCCGTTTGTATCGGTGTCGCCTTCATCCCAAAGGGTAACCATTAAGTAAACGAAGTTCATGCCGCTAGCTTTGTAAACTTCAAAGTCTTTTAGTTCTGGTGTTTTCATGTTATTTGAATTTGTCGTTATAAACGTGGTTCATGTACTTGTCAAAAGACGGCTTTAGTTCGTATGTCTTTTGTTTGTGTGTTTGTTCGTTTCGTGTTTTGGCATCTAGCACGGGGTAGCTATTTGTTGAAGCAAGCCAGTACAAAAAGACAAGGCCTAAAATTAAGATAATGCCACCGCCGAGCGTGTCGCGTTGGTCTTGGTCTAGGTTTTTAATTGTTTTCATCTTGAATGGTATCTAAAAGGTTTAAAATTGAACCCCAAGCGCCGAGCGCGTAACGGGTGTGCTTATGGTCTACACCATATTGGCTTTTGCATTCTTGCAATTCCGCGTACAATTCTTGTTCTTTGCTGCGGATAAGTTCTAAAATTTGTTCTTTGTTCATAGCGTTTAATTTTCGTTAATAGATATGCAAATATATATAGCTTTATCGGATTAATCAACAAAAGGTTTCACAAATGTTAAAATTTTTTTTCAGTTTTTTCAAAATTCTAGTATTTACGGGGGTTGTAGACGTGGTAAATTTTACAACTTTCGTAACAAATACCGCTATAAAAATGTTACGAAACAAAAAAGCCACCCCGAAGGATGGCCTTAACAACTATGAAACTGTGTAAAGTTAAGTAAAAAAGTATTCGTTTATACTTTTGCGGTGTTCGTCGTAGTTAAAATGTATGAAACCCGAACGGCCTAGCTGAAAGTTTGCAGCTACCCAATGCGAAGACGGACTAAAAGCGGGGTAATTGTAATACTTGAAAACGTCCGAACTTGACGCGTCGAATAAGTATTGATGCGAGTCGCCTTTTTCGAAAATGATTTCGTAGCCTTTATTAAGTAAGTCCTTGGTGTTTAGATAACCGACTATTTTGTTTATTTGCGCGGGGTCAATTTTAGCCTTAAAACCAAACTTTAAATTATGCGTGTCTTTTCCGTGCGTCGAAACAAAGCAATAATTACCGACTAATTCCCAATCAATGAAGCTTGTTTGGTTAATTACCTTGACATTCTTTAGTTGGCTTTCAATGTAGCTTTTTACCGATTGATTAACGAAGTACGCAAAGTCGCCGCTATGGTTGTCATTACATACGCTTCTAAACACAATCAATTTGTAATGTGGTGCGAGGGCTTCTAAAAGACGAACCTTAAACATAAAGCCTACGTCGAAGGCTTTTTGGTTGCTCATGTTTTGCGGCAACGCATGACCGCCCCTAGTTGTTTGGCCGTTAAACCCGTCTAAAAAGTCGCCAAGATCCGAAATGTAAAGTACATTGCTTTCTTGTTTTTCTAGGGTGAAGTTAACCATTTGCGTAAGACGTTCAAAAAGTAGCGCTTCGTTCCATTCAGTCGGGTACATATTACGCCCTTTGTCGCTGGCATCCATGCCTATATGTACGTCTGTAAAAACTAGCTTGTCAAACTCACCTTTAAAGTCGCCTTTCTTGACGCGCTCAGTAGCTAAAGCGGGTACGTCTTCAAATAGTTTCTTAAAGTCAATCTTATTAACGTCGAAGTCGTTACCAAAAGACGGATTTTTAAAGAACAAACTAGCATCTTTCGATTTTAACCAACCATGTTTAACGTCTTTTTCGTCTAAGCCTAGGCCGTTAGCTTGTTTTTTAATAGCGCGGTATTGATGGACTATATCGGCTTCGTCTGGTTTTAATCTGTATCGAAATTGCTTCATAAAGGATTTTTAAAGTTTCTCAGTAGCCAATTTGTTACCATTCCGACCGCAAAGCCTAAAACTAATAATAAAATATTGGGCTTGGTGTTCTTATTTTTCTCGGTTTTCCACTTGACAACCTCTACTTTTTCTAGCATTTTGATAGTGTCGCGCTTTAGTTTGTATTCAATGCGCGTTTGTAGTCGCGTTTTAGGCACATAGGAAGCTTTGTAACGCACTATCGTATCTTTTTGGACCAATACCTTTTCCCAGTAAATAGAATCCCTTAAAACGTACGGAATCGAATCGACTGAAAGTATTGTAATTGTGTCTGCAATAGTATCACAGCGGTAACCTTTTTTAATCGCCTTATTTATATGGTAATTAACACCGCAACTTGTCACAATTATTGCAAGAATTAGTATCTTAAAATTCATTTATCAGACAATAAGAGGTGAATTTCTGTGGTTTGCAGAGCTTGATGAACTCTTTGTATTTGGTGACGTTGTTGACCACTTGGCAACCAGCTGACCACCAACCAATGGAAGTGCCTGACGGCTTGCTCAAGTCGTATGTGTTTGGGTGGAAGTTGATACCAAAGTATCCGGTGTCGAGCTTGCCTTGCTCTTCGCTGTCATCATCCTTGTCGGTGTCACGATAAACCTGGACAGCAGCTCCAAGCTGGAGCAATGCATCGACCTTGCCATTGTGCTTGCCGAACTTCCACACATCATAGTACCATTGGTCGGATTTAAGCACAGCTGCACCATTCTTGTTGACCTTTTCGAACTGCTTGAGAGTCGGCGTTCCTGGATTAGTTGTTCCAGATGTCACCCAAATGAATTGCTCTCCTTTGAATAGGTAGAATTTATCGTCAAAGCTGTTGGCTGCATCTTCAACGGAGCGCACTCCAAGAATCCAGTGCTCGGTTGGAATACCAATATAGTTGCCGAGTGATTTGACTCGCTCGAGTAGTTGCTTATCGGTGTAGCTTTTGACCATTTGTCCAGTTTTTTGTCCGTTTTACTGGACATTTCATTATCTATATTTCGCCAAATCCTACTGATATTAAGTACTTTTGGCGCACTTTAAGTAAATAACCCCGCCAACGTGTCAGCGGGGGGTTCTCGCTCAATAACGAGTGGGGTTATGCGGAATCAATTAGCTATCTTGTCCGCCGAACTCTCCGTAGTGCGCATTGTTAAGAGGCTAGGAGGTACATTTATTTTAAGTCTTCTAATTGTTCTTTACTGCGTAGGGCAAAAGCTTTGAACTTGTCCCAAACATTCACACCCGTAACACTAAAGTAGCTTTCGTTTATGCTTTTTACCTCAGTCACTACGCAAAAGAAAGTAAACATTTTAGTTAACACTAGGTCCACAGATATAAAATGGCCTAGAATGTCGGCTACTACAAACTTTTCTAGTAGGAAAATAAACACAATAGCGCCCGAGTACAAAAGGCTTTTGCTAATTGTATGGCTAAGGCGTCGCGATCTAATAGAAACCCAACCGCCCTTTTTAACGCTGCGCCAGATACCAAAACACGTATCTAATACTATCGAAAGCACGGCTATTAAAACAAGCGGGGTAACGGGTGCCAAAACTGACAACACGGCAAAGGCTAAAATTTGTAGTTTGGTTGCCATTAAAAAACCATTATAGCGTTATTGTACCCGTTGTCATTGTAACGCTGCCCACAACGTCCAAAACACGTTCCTACGCAGTCGCACGCGTCAATCATTGGGCGCAAGTCTGTGTCGCGGTTCTGTAAGCTAGTGAATAACGGAAATAAATTCTTATTTGCAAGTAACCATCTTGACAAACGGGCTTCAAAGAAACTGGCTTTTTGTGCGTAGTGTTCCATTGAAAATGCAACCTCGGCACGGCTAACGCTGTTTGAATAGTCGCCGTTCTGTGTTTGAATACCTTTGTTTTTAAGTTGGTACGAAAGCCCAAAAACGGCATCCTCTGCCGAGCGCCACGCTACCACGGGCTGAATAAACGATACTAGTTCTTCTTCGTCTGGTGTTAATGTTTGGTCGTTATAATTGGCTAGTAGGTAGTTATAAAATACTGAACCTAAAATGGGCTGTACTCTTAGGTCCGACTGCGTTTTAATGTACGGGGTTACGTCTGTAACGTCAACATTCGCCGTAATTGGCGTGTTCGTCTTTAGGTAGTTTTCAGTTATAAAATAAATCATAGCGCGGGTTGTTGGGATTGTACGACGTCGCCACCTTCTACGGGTGCAAGGCTTGCAAGTGCGCGCACTTCGTTCGTTGTCATGGTGTTTAACACTTTTGTAGCTACCAAAGGCGACATCGCATTAAGCGCGTCTTGCGTTTTACTAGCGTCGCCCTCAACTTCTACGATAGTTTCATTAATAATCTGGAAATTCCTAATAGAAAACTGAGCAGACAAACGGCAAACGTTTATAAGTTCTTGGAAAACTTCGGTAACTTGTTCTCGTAACGGAATTACCACGTTTTTTTCAAATATTACGTAGGCTTGTTTAATGTCAGCGCCACCACCTAGAGAACCCGTTGTACGCACGCCCATTAATATCGGGTCGATGGTATGGGCAAAGCAAATTTGCTCCGTGTTTAGGTTGCTAGCTTCTTGAAATAGTTTGTCGTTTTGGTTTGTTGGGATGCTTTCGATTTTAGGCATTTGCTCGGGTGAGTTGGCAAAGAATGCCACACCTTTACCCGCGTTAGCCGCGCCCTTCATTCGGTCGATAGTGTCACGAAGTACTTTCTTTTCTTCTTCGCCTTGCGGTTTCTTAGGGAACATCATAGCAAAAGACGGGAAAATACTATTTTGAATGTTCGACTTTGCAAAATAACTTAACTCGCCCGAGAGAAACGCAAAGTTAAGTGCGGAGGAATACTGGGGCAGCGGATAGAAATCTTGACCGATTGAGGGTAATTCGTAAGCCCACAGCTGGCATTTGTCAGCACAAAGCGGGTGAAATGGTTTTATTTCTTCTACGTCTATACGGCTGCTCCAGTCGTCACACAAATAGTAGCGGTCTTTTTTGTTATTGATGCGGACCTTTTCGGGGCTTACGTTTTCAATAGTTTTAACCTTTCCTTTGTCGTCAAAATACAACTTAAAGTACACGCGGTGGTGCATTACTAGTTGCTTAGTCACGGCCTTTACAGACTTTGAAAGCTTCATTTTCTTTTCCCAAGTGTAAAGCGCTAGCTTTTCTTCGGGTGTTAGCTTGTCCGTTTTTAGTTCGTAGCCCGCACCGATAGCAGCGTTTACCTTAAAGTCTACTATTGCCCCGTGTAGTGGCGACATATAGTAAAGTTGGTTAAGCGTTTCTGGAAAAAGGTTGTCGGATCCGTAAGGAACGTAGCCCGCCACTTGGTAGCGTCCGTTTACATAGGGTAACGTAAGGTTACCCCCGCCTATCTTACCAAAAGGCGTAGAAAATGACTGGTAGCCTTCTACTACTTCGGTCTTTGGTTGTTTGAATCTGTCGAAAATTCCCATGGTTTAGTCGTATATGGAAGAAACGGCAACGCCAGCGACAACCATGCGGCCTTCTTCTATTAAATTTAATTCGTCTGTATTCGTGTTTTCGTCTACTATTATAAGCGTGTCACTTTCGTAAACGCTGTATTTGTATTGCCCTTTGGTTAGTGTAACGTCTACGCCTTCTTCAAACGTGAAAAGGTTGTAACGCACGGGCCAATTGCTCTCGTCTGTACCTACCCAATAGATAGGCTCTACGGCGGTGTTGTACTCACCTTCAAAGACAAACAAATAGTAGGGGTCTACTAACGTCGTTACTTCGCTTAGAGTAAGCGCGAACGTGTTAATTTCCCCTTTGTCTATGTAAATCATAACTATATTAAAGTTGAAAAGCTTAACGTTCAAAAACACAAAACCCCCAATGAAGGGGGCTAGTGTATTCCGAATAAAAGGACCTAATTAGACAGTAAGAAGACCGGCTACGATTGTAGGGTCAACAGCATAGGCCAAATTCTCATTCTCCGCGACAAGCGTAAGGCTGTATTTTGAGCCGTCCGCACGGACCGCCCCGGAACCTTCTCCGTATGCAGTAACTTGCAAGAAAGGAAAGTACCAAAAGTTCCCGTTTGCGTCACCTACAACAGCATTCAAGTATTGCTGACCCGCTGCCAAAACTTTAATAGCGCGGCTTTTCTCTTGGTCGCGGCGGTGAAACATTAAGTTAATAGTTTGAGTTACGTAAGATGAGCCATTGATTAAGTCAATAGTTCCATCCTCGGTAAAGCTACCCGTGTTGCGTTTGAACTCTAGTTCAATGTACGGGGCAGTCTTTGTAATAGACGTAATTTCCCAGTTCGTTCCAGTTTCGTCTGGTACGGCTGACGTAATGTTGTCTTGTTGGTTAATGTAAAGTTTGTAGATACCGCCCGAGTTGTTCAAGCAGTCTTTTACGATTTCTTCTAAAGTAGCACAAGCCATTTTTTCTAGTTTTTTGTAGTTATAAAAAAGGGCGGCGTTTTATGGCCGCCCCGTATATTTTAAATTGTAGTTAACGACTAGTCGAAACAAACGTTATACATTACAATTTGGTCTGGGTTCGTGTAAGCAAAACCAGCTTTCAAGTTAGCACGTGTACGGATGTACGGCTCAGCAACTGAATCGCTAAGGTTAACCGCTTTCAACGCTTTAGCGTCGCCCTCTGCGTCGAATGCGTAGATAAGGTCTGTTTTCAAAGCGAGAACCATTGTGTTAACTGGCATACCTTCAGCTAAAACAATTTTGATACCTAAGAATGTCGGCGCAAGTGGTGCAGTAACATAGGTTTGAGTGTTACCAGATGCAGCAGCAATTTGGTAGTTTACGAAAACGTCGCTAGAAACGAACAAACGAAGATCTGCACGCTTAGATTGTACAGCAGCTGGTGAGGCTTTAAGTACAGCAGTCATTGCGTCAAGTACGTTTGAACCAGTAATAGCACCAGTATAAAGACCGTTAACTGCTACGTCTGCACAAAGTTGTTTGATATAACCATCACACAAAGAAAGAACTGGGTCTAGGCTTGTGGTGTCACCTTGCCAACGGATTAACTCGAGGTCGTTACCGATACGGTTAGCCATTTCATTCCAGTAGTAAGACATGAATGAAGCTACTGTAAAGTCACCATTTGAACCTTGGGACATTTGCAAAGCCAAGAAAGATTGCTCCAAATCAAATTGACAAATTTGCGCGAGGGCTGATAACGGACATACCGTAATATCGATAGCGTCGAGGTTGTCACTTGGGGCTGTAAAGTTGCATGAACTTGGGGCGAGCAAGTTGCCAAATGTTACGTTTGCAAGTTTAGTTGCACTTTTGATACCTGGAAGCGTGCGGTAATTGTCCGCGATGTCTTCGGTTAAGTAAGCTTTTGAGTAGAACTCGTCTGGGTTAGGACATAACAACGCATTTGTGTCTACGTCCAAGTCAAATTTAAGATTTCTCATTTTGTTGGTTTTTATTTTGTTTTTATTTGTTTACTTGTTTGATGCGCGAAAGGCTTTAAATTTGTCGAATACGCTAGACATTTTTGTGTCTTTAGCCATTTCGATTTCTTCTTCTTCGCGAATTACGCCCATTTCTTCGATTTGGTTTTTCAAGTCTGCAACCATTCCGATAATGGCGTTTACTTGTTCTTCGATAATAGGCATTACGATAGCTTTGATAGCTTCGGCGTCCGTAGCTGGATCAACTGCCATTGCAGCGTCAGTAACTTCTTCTTCTACTACTTCTTCTTCTTCGGTTACCGCTGTGTCTTCCATGGCTACTTCTTCGGTAACTTCTTCAGTTACTTCGGCCATTTCGACTTCTTCTTTTTCTACTTCTTTAATTTCTACTACTTCGCCGTCTTTGACTACGTAGATTTTGCCTTCTAAAAGGTGTTCTCCGTCTGGGAAATTCATACTATTGTGTTTTATATGTTTACTTAATTTCATTCCCAAAAAGCCTTCAATAGAAAAACCGACTTGTTCGTTTTTTACTAGCGTGTTGTAGTAGTCTACGTCGGTAACTTGCGCCGTTAACATTAAAGTCCCTTTAGGTACTTCAATGCCGTAGGTTGTATAAGCTTTATCTTGGGTTGGGTTTTCGACTATCCACGCTTCTAGAATGTACGCGGGTACTTCTTTCTCTTGGTCGTGTTCTAAATTAAAGACGTTTCTATTCGATAGGTCTTTCATGAACTTGACGTGGATTTGTTCGATGGTTTGTTCGTCAAACGTTACGTAGTATTCCTCTTCGTCGCGTCTGTAAATTTCCATCGGAATCATAGCGGGCGCCGTTACGCGGTATTTTAGTTCGTCCGCAAAGAAATGTTTTGCCACGTTTGAAAATGCTAGGCCGCGAACCTTTATGGCTGGGTTGGAGGTAAAGGCGATTTGTTGAATGCCTAAATCTTCGCCGTCCGAGTATTCGGGGTCGATTGTAATTTTGTATACGGGCAAGTCGTTAACCATAACGATATTAAAAAAAGCCTATATTTGTTCAAAAATTTATACTATGGTTACTATTTTAAACAAAGAAATTCCCAACGAATTAAACGAACTGACTATCCAGCAATTCGAAGACATTACAGACATTCATTCAAACGAAAAGCTAGACCACGTCGAAAAACACTTAGAGGTTTTTAAGTACATGGGCGCACCCGAAGAAATTGAAGACGTCGACTTTGAGGATTTTAAGGAATACATTCGTCTTTTCAACACGGCAAAAGCACCCGAAGGCATCTTATTAAAACGCTTTGAAGCGGACGGCTATACATACCAAGCCTACGATGAAGAATGGAAGCTAAGCGCCAAAGAAACTAAGCTAATCGAAAAGATTTTAAACAACAAACACAAAGGTTATATTTCCGAAGTGCTAGCGGTATTGTTCAAACGTACAGACCTAGGGAAAAACGAACACTACACAGACGCGCACATTAAACACAAAGCTAAAATCATTAGACAGATGACCGCCGACGTTGCAGTTCCTTACCTAGTTGCCGTAGCTGAAACAATTAACAAACAAGTTCAAAGCCTTAATGAACCTACCTCATAGTTGGCACGAAGTTAAGCTTTACCAGTTTAAGGAACTACGCGCGCTGAAAGATGCGGGCGGGTTCTTTAACATTCAGCTAGAAACATTGGCAATTTTAGCGGACGTAAGCACGGACGAAATCGAAGAACTAACGCTAGAAGAAATAGCCGACTTGTTTAAGTCTGTAAAGTGGGTGCTTAATGAGCCTAAAAAGGGGCTATCTAACGAACTATCAATAGACGATCAGACCTACCACCTACAACCATTCAAGAAATTAACGCTAGACGAGTTTATCGACCTCGAATATTTCCTACAAAATGACTATCTAGTACATATTTCGCATATTGTGTCCGTGTTTTGGCGACGTATAGAGAAGGACAAGTGGCAAAATATTGCATTTGAACCCTACATATTCAGTCCTTTTGAGCGCCACGAACTTTTCGACGACGTAGAAATAACAAAAGTCTACGGAATCTTAAACGAATACCTAAAATATAGGGAAAATTTCATGCAGAAATACGCGGCTTTGTTTAATTCAGACGACATAAACGACGAAGAACCTATTAACCCCAAAGACTTTGACAGCATCGAGGAATATAAAGACGAACTTAAGGCCCAAGAAGACGGCAAAAAAGCCCGCAAGTGGGGCTGGGAAAGTTTAATATATGATTTGTGTGAGGGGGATTTCACAAAAATAAAGGCAGTCGGTGAACTGCCCTTAATCTTAGTCTTTAATATGTTGGCTATGCGTAAAGAATTGGGTCTACTTGAAACCTCTAAACTTTAAGTCGTCGGTAAATGAACCACCAATAGGTTCGAACGTGTAAACAATACTTTTCTTTTCACCGAGAATCTTAGCTACTTGTAAGATAGGATAGCGCTTTGTCATCCATTCCGTGTACTGGCTGTAAATTTCGGCGGTTGTACCTTCTGCGTTTAAACGCGCGGTAAGCTTAGCGCAAAGGTCAAAAGGTAGCATATTCACAGTCCCGTTATTCAAGAACCCAAAATAGTACATGGCTAGGATTTGTATTTCTAATTCACCTAGTGCGGGAATCTTTGCGTTTATTCTTACGGAATCATAAAGCGCCTCCGTGTCTATTAGGTTTTCTTCGGCTATAATACGCTTCAAAGTCTTTGCAATCTTGTTACGCGTTTTGTATAGTACGTTGAAAGTCCCGTCGTTTTTATATGCCATCTCAATTTAATTTGTCGTAAAATTTACGGGTTTCAAAATCAAAATGCGGATTCTCCATGTCCTCGGTTCTCAGTTCGGTGACCGCCACTTGACCAGCTTCGACATTGTTGTCAAACTTAGCAAATAGCTCCTTACCTATGGCTTCCTCTATAATTGTGTAAATCATGGCTATATGTTTTTGATTTCAACGGCTTCAAGGCGCACATCGTCACCCGCTGCGGTTAGCTGAACGGAAAGATAAAAGTAGTTGTCTGCAGTTACATCCATTGCTTGAGAAGAGATAGCTGCTGTGGCTGTTGCGAGGTCGCTTGATGCCGTTGTGTTATTAGGATAACCCTTCACATTTCCACCACTTATAATCATGTCGCGACCAATCTTAGCGTAAATGTTCGATGCTGCGGGGTTCAATCGGGCAATCATTGACGTTGCACCGCTCGGCATAGTTGCTGAGGTGCTTATCTTGGCGCGAATGGATACTAAAGTAGTGGCAACCGTGCGGCTGAATACCGCAAAGAATGAGAGCTTGTCAGTAGCACTGAAGGTGTTGGCTGGAATCAGTAGCTGATACACTTGCACTTCGGAAGTTGTGCCAGTGACGTTTGCCCCTTGCGTGAACGTTCGCGCCATGATTGCGTTGTCTTGCTTGCCATCCAAAGCTGTTTGTAAGTCCGTTTGAGTTGAGAGCGTTCCCGTAATGCTGCCCCACGTTGCAGATGGTAGTCCATCGATTAATTCTTGACCCGTTACCGATCGCGTCACGTAGCTGCCAGCTTCTAAAGTGCTAACCTCGATTAAATCAGTTGCATCAATAGCCGCACCCTTAGGGGTCATTTCACTTATTTTCTGCGTTAGGTTCATGCTAAAACGATTTCTAAGCCCGTGCCTTGTGGCGCTGTTAATAATAATACTCTCGTAAACACTTCGTTTTTTTGTGGTGTTATTCTTAAGCCATTTGCCATATATGGTCCGCTGCAATACTCTTCAAATACGTTGACCTCCACGCCATTTCTAACAACATAGAGCGCGTCAATAATAACACCCTCACCACGAACGATGATTTGGTCGAATGTGCCTTGGTAGTCTAATTCAGTTAAAAAATATGTACCGTTGTTTGCGGCTAGTTCGCCGAGTATATTTGTTCCCATAACAATATTAAATTTGTTAGTCTAGTTGTTTAAGTGGTACGGCGCAGTCTGTCCAGTTGTTTACACAGAAAGTTGCAGACATAACCCAACCAGCTGCATAGTCTAGTAAGTCGTTGTTTAACGGCGTAAATGTTGGTGCGTCTACAAAGTCAAAGTCGTAATTATTTGAATTGATAAAGTACGTATACAAGTCGTAGAGTATTTGCTGGCAGTCGCTAAGAATTACGTTAATGTTTGCGCGGTCCTTTTGAATTATATCGAAACAATAAATATCTAGTACAAAGTCGTTCGTGTTTTCGGTGGCTAACGCAGACACGGGTACAATAAAAACAATAGGATATTTTTCGTCTTTGGTAGCAAAATTAGTCATCTGCTCTTGAAAGTCCGACCCGACCTTTTTAACTTGTACATGGTTGTTATAAAACGTTTCGATTTCTTTTATTAATGATTGGTAACTTGTCATAACTCGGAGCCTTGTTTGATTTTGTTTATTTTACTTTGTGTGCTTGTTATGTCGCTTTCACTTACAATGGCTTGCACTACTATGTTTTGGTTCGTGTTTACGCTCTTTGGTTGGCCTTGGGTGTTTAGGTTGTTACCTTGTCCGAACATTTGAACACTTGGGGTAATAGGCGTAACGCTAGTGTTTGACGGCGGTGGGTTTCCCCCACCATTTACAGACCCGCTAGGATTTGAAAGAAGCGTTTTTGCTTTGGCTATGTTCGTGGTAATTTGTAAGATACCACTAGCAAATTGAGCAATACCCGCGGCACCCGCTGACACCCCGTTAAATGGGTTTGAATTTGACGCAGCAACCAACGCCGAAATAGCCTTTGCCGTGTCGATGCCTATCTGGATTAATGCGCTAGCCTTGTTGAAGTTTTCTAGTTTCTTTTGGTCTTTTATAAAGGCGTTCCCTAGGGCGCCTATGCCGTTAACTATGTCACTTGCTAGAGTTAGTTTCGCGTCGCGTTCAGCTTTAGCGGCTTCGATTTTCTTTAGGCTTGCGGCCTTTTCGTCTGCTGCTACCTTGTCTGTAATTTCTTTTTCTTTTGCGGCTTGTTCTGCACGTAATGCCGTGGCGTCTAGGCCGTATCTTTCGGCTTGGGCTATAAGTTCGTCGTACTTGTATTTGTTAGCCTCTAGTTCGCGTTGAGTATCTGTTAACCCCATCTGGTAAAGCTGCTCTTCTAACTCTTCTTTTTTAATCGCCTCGGCTTCGTTATAAGCTTTGATGCCCGCAGCTATTCCCTCTTGGCGTTTCTTTTCCGCGTCGATTTCTACTTGCGCGGCCTTATCTAGTTCGGCTTGTTTCTGGTCGTTGTAAAGTTTGGTTAGCTTAACCTTTTCCGATCCCGTTAGGTTTTCGTTTTTCTTTACGTCTTCGATTAGCCTTCTATACTTCTCATTTGTAGCCGCTAGTTCGCGTTCGTTTTCGTCTGCGATTAATCCTATCTCGATGTCTTTGATAGTGCGCTCAGCATCTAGTCTATTCTTAGCGTAAGCCTTTTGTCTTTCAATTCGTTTTTCTTTAGCTTCTTTGTCCTTTTGTTCTTGTTCTGCGTCGTCTGTATCTTGCAGCATTTTGCGTTCGTTACGCCCGTCGGAAATGATTTTCTTT